AAAGAAACCATTTTCGATAAGAGCTTCTTCTGAAACTCTTATAAAGTCCCCCTTTGTAGAAAATGTCTCTCCGAATAGACTTACCGCAATTTTAGTAAGATCGCTAGTCTCTTCCCGTCTATATAGGCTTGCCTCTTTTGAGTCAAAGATGAAATTCAAATCATAACAAATGACTTTAGTTTTTTCTACATTGTAATTCTTAGCGTTTTTAATAAGAGATGTTGCTGTTGTATTTTCTGAATTTTTCAAATATAAATTGAAGTTATAAAGGTTATAAAAAGAGTTCTCTGCATAAGAGGACTCTTTGTAAATACATCTATCTAGCCCTGCCGCCTCTAGTATTCGAGATTCTTTCTTAAAAGTTTCAGAGATCTGCTCTCCATAATTTAAGAATAATTTCTCTCCAATCTCGATGCCTATCTCTTTGGCTGCTCCGGCAGAAAGTTCCAAAACTGTCTTTGTATTGGCCGATCCAAATATCTCTAGAGATCCAGGCTCTATATTTCTGCAGAGCTTAACAACAGTGTCATTTTCATCTAGAAAAGCAACATCAATAGGAAAGTTGACAGTTCCCATGTGAAACATCACGTCTGTAGGCCTGCTGTACTTAAAGATCAACCCGCATCTATCTAAGAGGCCCGAGTAGGCCTGCAGGCCTATTGTTCGCTCCATATGGGTATCTGCAACGTCACATTCAAATATGGATAATTCCTTCTTGTCTAAATTGTAATATCGAATAACTGCAATTTTGTTTAAATCATTTTTCTTTATTAAAAACTTCGTAGTTTCGCCCGAATGCTTTTTGATAATTTCAAAATTACACTTTTTAACTATAGTCTCAAGATCAAAAGAGCCATTAGAGACAATGAGGCCATACGCCATAGGCCTCATCTGGCTGTAAATGTTTCTCAAAGATATTTCGGCAACCTCTGCGTTATCGAAGGATGATTCGGACAAAACTCCATCCAGCTTATATCTTCCCTTATAAAACATTGGATCGCTAGCTTCTACAGGAAAGCTTAAGAGATTAACTCCATGAGGATAAGCATCTTTCTGTAAAGAAACTACGTTATGACCTCTAGCCGCCAATGAGTTAAGGGCCGGAATGCTTTGTCTTCCTATTCCAAGAATATTAGAGCCCTTTCTCATTAAAGAGCAGAAGGCACTTGCTAAGACATCTAGGTCTTCATCCTCTTTATCATCGGCCTCCATATCATCTGCGGAATCCTGAAGAGGAGAGAGCATGCCCTCTGAATACGAAGTTGGAACCTGATGTTCTGGGCCGGAGCTTTTTTGATGGTCTAATAAACCGTAATTCTGCGTAGAAAAGTCTCCGAAATCATTAGGCCCTTCGATATCTGAGTAATCCCCCTTGGGAGACATCGAGCCCATTTCCGCTTCTGCACTTCCTGTATATGGCCAAGATACTTTGTTCATTATAAATCCTATATATTTTACTGTTTAAAATAGCAGATTCTATAATCTGGAAGATAATTCACTTAAAACGATATTTATGAAATAAGGATCCTTACTATTCAACACATTCTTAATAAGACCCAAGCTGACGCCGATAGAAGCTCCGCCTGGACTCTTCTTGTTGGAAAGTTCCATTCTATTAAATTCAGAAATTTTATTTTTAATATTGTGAAAAGACTTTCCTCTAGACTCTGGGGCCATGCCGCTAATCATTATCTTAATGATGTTATGAAGTTGCTCTGCAACATATACCGCATTCTGTTCTAGCATTTGCGCTTCCTTAATAAGCTCGGGGTCGCTCAACTGTCTTGCGCTATACTCAAACATGACCTACCACCATCTGTGCGACTACATGATATGCGGCATTATGAGCTTCTGATTCGGACCCTCCATCTTCCACAGACTCTATTAACAAAGAGTTATATTCTTTTACAATCGACTTTATAAGAGATTGTTTTCCCATAATGTCAGAATTATTGATTTTTATAAGCAGATCTTTCAGAAGAACTTGGTAGTCTAAATTTTTTTGTTGTGCTATTTTCTGAATTAAAAAATCTGCAAAGTTAGAATACCTGTATTCCTCCTGCTTGTCCATTCCATCAGAAAGATCTATTAGAAGAGCTAGGAGCTTATCATACTCTAAGTCATGTGTTTTTCGTTTTTTCTTTGGAAATTCTTCACGATCTTCGGCCTCTGAATGAGTTGCAGGCATTACTGACTCTCCTGGCATGACCAAGCCTCTTCCTACTCCATTTCCAGCATCTCCAGAGAGCCCTTCTTCGCCAGACGCTTGCCCTGGCAAATTTAAATTGAATTCGGTATTCAATCTTTCCAATCGCTTATTTCTATAAGATTTTTTATCCATTTTATTTTTTAACTTTGCCAAATCCCTTTGACGTCACTTTTGAGGCGAGAGATTTGGCCTTCATTTTCTTGGGCCTAAATCTCTTTCCTTTGGAATCTGTTAGATATCCTGTGCCCGCAACTAAATCAGTTGGGGTAAACGAAATCTTCTCACCGCTTGGAGAACTAGCTTCATATAGTGGCGATGTTGTTGCATAAGAAAGCTTTTTGAGCTGATCTGTCTTGCTTGCAGTAACTTCTTCCTCCATATGTGCGCTACTACCACTTCTTTCAACTTTAAAAATAAACTGAGAGCCTGCTTTTCGCGCCTGAGCAACCGCTCTTGCTCTGACTATAACTTTGACTATATTAATCTTGCCATACTCTGTTATAGCAGAAGAATAGCTTCCCCTATCTTCTAATGCTGAAGAAATTTTTATCTGCCTACTATTAAGAAGTGATTCCAATATTTCTTTGGAGTCAAATCCTCCCACATCTCTGTTAAACTCAATCCCAAAAACAAGATCTTCTAATAAAGGGTCCGCCACTCTATGAGGGCTTTCTGGCAGCCCTCCGTCCTCCTGACTAAAGCCTTGAAAGGGGATAATCTGTCTGATGCGCAGACTCTCTATGTCAAGAGGAAGGGTTGTCGTGGGCGCTTCGGGATTTTTTCCCTTTTTTCTAGCCTTATCCTTCTTTTCTGTTTGTGAAACTTGAGGCTTAAAGTTGATACGAGCAGGCTCATAGGCATCTAAGAATGACTTCAAGCTTACTATTGAGTAATAAAGCCTAGATAAACTTTCGTCATTATCTTTTTCTTTATGCTCATTGAAACTTTCTTTTAAGGCTTGGAATAAGCTTACTAAATGGGGAATCATTTCTTTCGTAATGATATAAGCTGGACTATTTTTTCTCAAAAACGATATTTTGTTTTTAGACAAAATTAATCGACTAATCATATCGCTATGTGCGTCATGAACGTTCTCATCAGAAAGTCTATCTTTTTCAGATTCCTTTTGGAATCTATAGAGCGGATCAAATCTTCCAACGTAAATAGTTCTAGCTTCCGTCATAATTTTTCGGAATTCTTCTTTGGCTTTTTTGTTATATTCGCTGTTGTATTCTACTCCCAGATTTTTCTTTGACTTAATCCTTCCGATCAAAGGATTGACGGAAGGGCTGCCTCCCGATAGGAGCGACACAAAGGCAGAAGACATTCTATCTGAAACATCTACCTCTTTTGTCCCCAGAAGCCCTTTTCCGCCAGCCTCCTTTAGGCCAGCCTCAATAAGCATCAAGGCGGTCCGCTTGGCCCTCTCCTCCTTTCTCTTCTCAATCTCATTTGCTTGAGCATCATTTTCCGGCGAGCTTTCTTCCGAGACTATAGGCGATGGCTCCGGAAGCTCTTCTTCTCCAAGCTTTTTCATCTTTACATAACTCCCTCTGGGGGCATTCCCATATCGGGCGCTTCTCCACCCATTCCCTCCATGCCTTCCATTCCTCCTGCATCTTCTACACCGGGAAGACCGCCCTCTGCTCCGCCAGCAGTCTCTGTTCCAGGCGGCTCAGTGATTGACTTAGAGGGATCAAGACTCTGCAGCTCTGCAAGCTTCATGCCTCCAAGGACTTGCTGCTCTTTTGCAAAGATTTGATTATCGATCATTTCTTCTCGAATTCTTCTACGCTCCTCTTCATAGCTAAGGCCAAGACTTCTGTGCAGAGTCTGCAGTGAAACTTGCTGGTTTCCAACAAACTGTCCAACAGAAGTTATAAAGTCGGCCATATCGTAAAGATTCATGTGGTTAAAGTCAATTGACGGAACAAGAAGTCTCTTCTCCCCATCTTTGTATTCAAAGAAGTCTTGTATCTCACAGATTGGGGCGAAGACCTTTCTCTCAAGCCACTTCTTAATCATATTTCTGAAAATATCATATCTCTGACGCAAAACTTCTAGACCGACAGACGATGACGCGTATGTGTTTCCATGTATAGCAACCTTGCCATTATGTCTGGTTACAAATACGTGATTAGGAACTTCAACGCAGAATACTCTTTCTTCGTTAACCCAATTAATAGTTACATCACTAGGACGAACCATTGCTGTAACAAATTTGGAATCAGGATCAGTAGGTGTTAGGTTATCAATTGTTGTCATAAAGAGAACATTGTTTTCATGATTAATATCGAACTTCTCGTCAGAATTAATCTCGTCAATATCAAAGACCTCCAGAGCACGACTCTTCTGATAAGTTGCTCCCCCATCTTTAGAGAGATACATTTCGTGAAAATCAGTTACTTCAACATCAACATTCTGATTCTTAAATGCATACATCATTCCTGTAAACTTAAAGTCTTTATAAAATGTTGGCCTATGAAACTCCAAAGCCTGTGTTTCGGGATTTACTGTAGCGATTTTATCGTCTTCTTTTAGATCATCAAAGAACTTCCACCCACTAGACTCCGTTAAGATCTCATTATCAGAAACCTTAAGGCAGGAGCTTTCCTGATCCATTAATGCCTTTGGAGTCATGAGGCCTGCGTAAATGTTTGTAACGATATGCTCAATATCAGTTCCGATATCTAGGGTCGAGCCAGAGAAGCCAGAGCGTTCGATCTTAACGCCATTGTGGGTTACAATCTTGAAGTCTTTATCATATTGAGCTTCTTCCAAAAGATTCTTAAAGGCCTCAATGTCAGATTGGGTTGGACGATAGTCGCCTTCTCCTCCAAGGGTAACCAGAGTCAGGGGGTTTATCATTCCGTCTGCTTGTGCAAACTTTGATTCCCTAAGCCGATCATAGAGCATCAGGTCTTTATATATAGAGACGATAACGGATGTGCCTCGGATATCATACGGAGAACTCAATAGCTTTAGGTGAGAAACGTTAAATTCATCAAGAGGAATGTTTTGACCACGACGAACATAGTTCAAGATATGCTTGGGTATGAATTTTCGCATAGACAAGTCGGCAGGAGAGGTTGAGTTTACCAGTCGCTGAAGAGTTGCGTCAGGTCTCAAGGAGACTATTGTATTGTTTCCAATAACTGTCTTCTTAACATGGACGTAATCAGGGTTTAAGATTGTGATTCGCTTCCAGATTCCCGCCTGCTCATCTAGCTCTGCATAGGGAAATGCTTCGCCCAATTTCCAGAACTCCAATGCTGCTCCGTAAACAATTGAGTATAAATCAATCTTTTCTGCCATCTCCATGAAGAACTGTTGAACTTTTTTGTTTTTACATGTGATATTAATCTTGCTTATAGGATATGATGCGTGAAGATTTATTGCGTTTCTAACGAGAGGATGCGTGTCGTAAAAAACGCGATTCCAGGCGTTCATCGTCACCCGATCTCTTGGGAGATTCAGGTTTGCAAGCTGGAATAGAGGAGAATATATCTCTGGGGACATTCTATCGGAAGTGGACGAAACTGTGGGCCCCGGCATAGGAGAGGATATTGATCCACTCTTTATTAGATTTAAACTCTTCTTTCTAAAATTAGAGCTGTGAGCTATAGCTCCAATCGGAGACTGATTCTCATCTCTGTCCATCTGCTTATTTGCTGCGTCTGAGATCTGAGCACGACGCACTTCAGAAATAGACTCTGCAGTCTTTTTCGTCAGAGGAGTAGGGGGCTTACCTGTTCTTCTCATCTTTAAATTCTCCTCTTAATATTCGCGATTACAGGCCTTGGATATTCGAGTCTTTTATCTAGCCCAGGCCTCATAGAGAACCCCTTGGTTAGGTCGAATTTATACGCCATATAGGCGTATATTAGCGCCATAAATCCATCATTTGGCGAGTTTCCCTTGACGTAAGTCTTTATGGGCTGACCTCCGGATGTCCTTATTTTGGTCTCCATAGATGTGCAGTGATCAATGAGCCACTCCATGTGCTCATAGCTCTTCCATGGAAATCTAACCTTTCCCTTTCTAAACAGCTCAATTAATTCGTCAATTAATAAATCTTTATTATAAGAAATAATTAGCTCATCCTCTCTATATTTTACTGGTTTGGCCAAGCTTCCACTTCCTTGAGCTCCAAGAAACCTATCTCCGTATACTAATTGAAGATCCGAAACAACGTCTTGTCCAAAGAACCAGTCTGATACGCCTCTCGTTACACCAAACCTTCGATACATCTCTTTTATAGTATCTTTTTTAAAATCAAATGTATTCTTCTTTAACTTATGGGCGTGTTCTATAGATAAGATCCCATCTGGACTTGCAGACAGAACGACTACACAAGAGAAGGACTGCCCTCCTCTTGAATTAGGATCGTCATCTTTTCCACCCCAGTCAGAACCAAGATAAACAGTTTTTTCCTTTGAGCTAATAGATTTTGCAAAATATCTATCCGGATCCCTGCATAAGTTATAAACTTCTGCCTTAGTAAGGGGGGAGCCTGCGCCAGAGTAAAACTCTCCAATAACTTCATTTTTCCAGATTCGCTCTGTTTGGGCAGGATTATTTTCCGGCATTAACTTTTCTATATTTTCTTTTGTAAAATATGGAATATAAAGCTGATTGATGTGAAATCCAACGAAGTCGGATTCCTCAAAAGGCCTTGTTGACACCCACTTTCCAAGTTCTATAGCTTCTATTTTCTTCTGTTTTGTTCCGCAAAGAGGGCATTGAACTATGTTTTCATATAACCAAATTGACTGCCACCGATTATCATCTGGAAGATAAAAGGGATAAGTCTTCTTGCAATTAATGCACCCAAGATGGTAATAGCGCTGATCTGAAGTTCCCCATATTGTTGCGAAGTGACTGTTCTTGCTCTTAGGGGTTCCAAAATAAACCTGCACCCCCTGACCAACAGGGCCGTATTTTGCGGCAGTTAAAATCTTTGTTGCATTGCCGATTGCATGCGGCAACATCTCTTGGCAATTATGAACGATAGGACCTCCGGTTCCGCTTGAGCCTTTTCTTGACGACAAAATAAAATTGTGATTATCTTCTACCTCAATATCGTAAACGACCTCTTTCTTCTCAACGGGAGTTACATTATTGACAATTGTCCATGAGTATTCCTTAAAATCTTGGTTCCAGCTATAAGTTTCTCCGGCAAATGGCTTTAGCAGCTTATGTGACATAGATGGATGCACATATGGAGAGATTAATTCGGATAAGCTTTTGAATCCGTCCTTGTTAATGAGGACGTAAAAATAATGTTTATTTCGCTGCTTTGAAAAGTATTTTGAATAGTGACACTTTATTCCCATAGAATTAAGCTTCTTAACGATTCTTTTTTGAGAATCCTCATCAAATGAAGAGGTGTGCAACGTTCCGGCTGCAGAGCTCTTCCACCTTGCGTTTACAGATCCGTCATCCATAAACCAAATAGCCAGACCTCTCTCATCTAGCTCGTCTAGCACTTCTTGTGGACAAGTAGACTTTGTCTTTGGGAGATCAAGGTTCATACAAAACATTTTTGAGGAAAATCTTATCGCAGGCTTTTGGCTAAATCCATTTTTTTCAATTCTAGTTACATTCGCATTAATTATTTTTGACTTCCATTTGCAATACTCTTCCTGGGCCTCTCCGTGATTTACCATAAGTCTATGGCCTTTGTCACAAGTCCGATCAAGATGGCCATCTCCAAGAAAAGATCCAAGAACTAGCTGCCTCTGATCATCATTTAGAGCTCTGGAGCGCTGAGCTCCTTCTTTGCGTGATTTGAGCAGATCTCCGGACAAAAGTTCTTCTGCAGGAACCCATCCTCGACTCGTAAGGAATCTGTGGTTTCCAGTGCATTTTATTCGCCACTTTCCAGCTGTAATTTTAACTAAGCCCTTGGAGCCTCTGTTCCAAGCTTTTTTTATCTTCTTATATTCGAACTTTTCTATAGATTCGTTGAATGTTCTGGCCATCGGAAGCTCTTCTCCGGCCTCAAATCGCCTAAATAGCTCTCCTATCTTAACCTTTCCATCAGATGTCTCTATATGCTGATCGTAAGGAAAGCACTCATCGAAAATGCCAACATCAACGGTCATGCCACGAATTCTGTCTCCGTCTGTTCCAAGGCTGTCTATCCAGAGGGTTCCGGTATTAAACTGCTTCATCGTAAGGTTGTCGACGGAGTTTGGAGTATTTAGCTTGTTTTTGGTTATGAAGTCATCTTTTGCGGTTCGAATAAGATTCTCTAACTTATCCTGAGAAAACTTCTTCACCTGCCCTAAAGCTGGAAATAGGTGAATCACTCGAATATTCGGATCTGTGAACAGACCACTGTTGGTAAAGAACAGGTCAAGTGCTCCGGCCATCATAGTGGCGCCAACCTGTCGACCTTTCTTTATTACAACCGGCTTCCCATCGGGCCTTGTTGCTTGAAGTGCGATATAACGATAGATATCGGACATGAATTTCCAGCCGTTATCTAAAACGTTAAATTCAGCTCCATCTAAAGTTAGGTTATTCTTAGTAAAGTGCGCAGGATCGAAATCGAGAAAATTTGATTTTAACTGTTCAAATAAATCTTTTTCGCTCTTTTTTGGTGCCATTTATCCAGTCTGTGCGTGTTGCATGTAGTCGGCTATTTCATTAGCTATGTCATGCTCATCGCTTTCTCTATGAGAGAGTTCTTCCGGAATATATTTTACTTCCTCTACGTCTTTTTCTCCCACTAGTTTTTCAATTAAAGCTTTAAGCTTCTTCTCGTCTATCAGACGGGCGACTCCTGCATATCCCAGAGAGGGATGCTGTCGGCAAATTGTGAGCGCCGCGAGCGCTCCAAGTTCAGGCCGATCTGCCAAGAGATCCTTTATATAATTGACAATCATTCTTAAGGATCTAAAGAGTTCCGGGTTACATTCTCTACACTTCTTGCCGCTACAAGAGCAGGCATCAATCTCAGTTGCGTTGGCGATCTTTTCCGTCTTTGAGCTATCAATATCTTTTATGAGATCGAATCCAGCTCGGGTTCTTATATCTGCCATCTTCTCTTCGATGCTTGAAAAGTCATTTCTCTTTTTCATGATCGTTTTGAGGTTGGCTAAATAGTCAGCGCTTTTCTCAATATTTTTAGAGAAATCATCTATCCAGTCAGCCTTAGAGCTTGAGCTATAATCTTCAGTTAAATTTTGTCGCTTTATCTTCATTGTATATCCGATTGATTATGCGAAATAATTCTTCATAAAATCTACGTTTTTTCCGTCATCTCCTTCCTGAAAAAAAGACCCTCTATCCTTGAAAATATGGAATCCACTGTCGGCAAGAATCTGCATTATAGAAAGCTCTTCACGGTCAGTTAGGTCATACTTTTTTGACAGAGTTTCATATACCTCTTCCATTGGATGGCCTGCAGAAACGTGAGCGTTTATCATCATTCCTGAAATAGCCCTTTCGAAAGGGGTTATAGATATAACTATGTTCGAAGGAGTTCCTGCTTCCTTTACTAGATCTCCATAGGCAACATTTTCGCCAGATGCAGCAGCCCAAGCCGGAGGTATCTTTACAGAGGCTTTCTTCGAATGCTCTTCTTTGACCTTTTTATTCAATTTATTCAGGTGGTCTTTTAGCACAAGGGTGTCTCGCATTATGCTGACACGAATAGCCTCAAGAGCCTGTATGTCTAAGACATTATCGTGATCATCCCTGATGGCCCTAGAGATCTCATGGTTTTTTCTGTCCAAGAAGCTTAAAGCTCGTTCACAGCCGACCGTAGTCCGGCCATCATGCTGAGGGATCCTAGAAGGATACTGGTCATTTATATAGGCCATAAACTTTTCTAAGTCACCATCATTCACATAGTCAGTCTCTTTTTCCTCAGCCTCTTCTTCAAGCTCTTCCGCTCTTACATCCGCGCCAGGAAGGAGGTCCCCAAGAGTTGTATCTCCATGCTCCTCTAGAAGTTCGGTAACCTCTTCGTCCATCTTTGCCAGCTCTTCTGATAGCTCTCCGAAGCTTTCCTCTCCCTCCACCATTGGCTCTAAGACTTCTTTGAGAGTTTTGTCAGAGAGCTCTGGGTCCAAATCTTCGTCCATACCAATGATGGCTCCGACTAGACCTTCGGGACTTCCCTGTAGCTCTTCGGCAAAAAATACATCATCAGATTCGTCATAAACATATGACTCTTCTGGCTGTGTTGCTTCTTTGTAAATTATCTGCTCAAATTCTTTAGACATATTATCTCCTATCCTACAAGGCTATATATACCGTAGTATACGCTTCTGCTCTCATTATTATCAGAATACTGATCCAAGGGGTATCCATATTGTGCTTCCGGCATATTGCCAATCATCATGCGCGGATATAGGGGGCTTCCAGTTAGTCCAACGTTTCCAGCAGGGAGTCTGCTTTGATCTTCGTCATACTTACAATCTACAGAGCCTTTATCTTCAAAGACTCTATCCGCAAATGGGCACTTTATTTTTTCTTCAGCCAAAAACATTAGATCCATATTTTTTTCAGCAAGCTCTTTGCGCTCTTCTTCATGCTCAGCCAAATCCAATGGAGTCATATCTCTTGCGATCGCCCTATTCTTTTCTCCATCTTTTCTAACCGCACCAATGCTAATGCACCCCTCTGCAACAGGGAGGCCGAATGGACATTGATGAAGCTTTCCTCTAATCACTTTTATTCCTATTGTTTTATATAATATTAGTAATTCTAAGACTAGATATTATCCAGATAGTATTTAATAAGCCTTCTTTTGATGAGCTCATCCTTAAATCGTCCAACTAAAGGAACAGAGGTAAGGAGGTCCATATCCATAAGGTGCTTTAGCGTAACCTCGGGAGAGGCCTTAAGCGCTCTGGCGATTACCTTTGAGATAGACGTCGGCTTAACAAAGAGTGGCCCATCCGTTTTGAAATTATTTCTGTTCTCCTTAATAAAGGATACTAGCTCGGGATCTAAATCGAATCCAAAGCGTGCAGCAAAACTTATAGCTCTAAATGCACGCTTTGGATCATCGCTTATTGTAATCTCTGGAGGAACACAGGTTTTTATTATTTTTTTGTCTAGGTCTTCTAAGGCGCGACCAGTAGGATCTGTAATCTCTTTTGTTTCAATGTCCATATGCAGAGTGTTCATTGTAAAATCTCGGCTATAGACTTCGTGATAAAATTCGTCTTTAATCCCAAGTTCTTTATCAATATACTCAATTGCTCCTTCGGAAAGAAAGTTGCTTGAAAAATCTAATGTGTATTTATCAAAATATACGGCTACATGGCCATCTGGAAATAGTTTGAATAACTCATCAAAAGTGTAGGCGATTGTAATCGCAAGACGAGCAACATCAGGATGATTCGTTGTAAGGTCTATATCCTCAAACTCCCTTGCCATGCCAAGGGTAATATCCCTGGGAACCCCGCCTACCACATAAGGCTTAGAAATGAAGTTTTCTTTGCAGATATCTAAAATCTGCCCATATAGTCCCTCTGTCTTCATGTGCTTACTCTAAAGGTTGCTCGACCGGCTGCTCAGCGCTTAAGTCGTCTGGAGATAACTGCTCCTCAGATTCTTCGGCTGTCTCAGGGGAACCGGGCACTCCCTCACTTGTGCTTACGAGCACTCTTGCATTTGCGAGCTGACCCATCATTTTGGTTACTCTAGTTAGAGAGTATGAGAATGCGTCAATTAATTTACTCTGAGATTCTGCAAGCTCCGGAAATAGGGATGCGATCCCGATTTTGTCTAGCATAATATCAAACTCAGCCAATTGCCTGATGACTCTTCTATCTGCAAGCATTCCCGCGACCTCATCTAGCTTTGCTGAGGCAATTTCGAGACTAACATCTCCGGCCAATTCTTCATACTCTCCTGGCCTTGCCCCAGGCATTGGCATGATCTCCTTGAGATCCTTCGGCTCTACTTCATCTGCAGATGGAACCTTAAAGCCTGACTTGCTATCTGCGGCCTCTTCCGGCTCATCTGAGGTTGGGATTGCCAGCTCTGCTTCCGGTGGCTGTGATGCTGGCACAGACTCTTGCGTTGGTTCTACCTGAGGCGCATGAGAGATTGGCTCATCTGAAGGTACTTCTTGTGCAATTTTCTTCAGAATGCCCGCAGCCTCATTGGCCCCAGCCCTTTCAAAAGTTGATGCCGTCTTATATGTGACATCGGATAAGGTCCTGGCAAGTTTTACTTTTTTCGCCAAAATACTAAGACTGTTGAGAGCTTCCGACAAGTCCCTATACTCTTCATGATCGACATATCGATCGGACCTAATTAGTTTGTCCACTCTTCTGATCGCTCCATAGAGCTGTTGTTTCCAAGTGGAAAATGCATTTTTTTCCTCTGAGTTTCTTGCAGGCCGCTGAGAAACCTCCTGAAAAGTTCCTCCATCAAAGCTATTCCCAGGCATATTGTTCGTAGCGCTATAGGCACCGCCGCTTTGTCCTAGTCCAGATTGGTAAACCGCTTTTTTCTTCATGTCTAGCTCCTCTTCAAGGCTATACTTCAAGTGTTCTCCTGCGCTATAATAGTCGAACCACTTAAGAAATCCGACTTTTTCCTTTTCATCTAAGGAATTGCTGTAGTATTCCAGGGCGTTCTCTTTTGACATCTCTCCTGTTTCTACTGAGTTATATATTTTATATACAAGTTCTAGCCACGCGTTAACATTATATTCTTCTGTTATTGCCTCTGGAGAGAGCCCGTAATTTGGATAGGCAAGTTTTGTTATTCCCTTCGAAGTCATCCTTGCCTTTACAATCATATAGTAAGCATCATTTTTGCTTTTAATATCAGATTCTAATATCTTTCTTATATTACTGTCGGTAAGCGCAGCGCCTATCTCTGAAGCCGCACTCTTTACTGTAAGATATTGGGATAATTTTTCATCAGAGCTAATCGACAACGAAGAAAGATAACGAGCACGCTTGGTTAGCCCCACAAATTCGTCGCTACCAACTCCGGAAGAAAGCTTTACTAGCTTTTCATAAAAATACTTATTGATCTTCATCGTCCTTTTCTAGTCGCTCCAAAAGAACTCCAAATTGACTAAGCCACTCTTTCTTGTCTAGTAGCCTAACTTTATTCATTTCATTTTTCAAGTATTCAATAAAGATTCTAAAGTGATCTGAATCTATGACCTGATCTTCTTTGTATAGCTTCGTGTTATCTCGGATCCACTTCTCAAAAGATATCAGGCTATTGATATCTTCTAGGCGAAAAGTTTTACGAAGCTTGCCATCAGTAAACATCTATGACCTCTCCTTCTATAAGAGCCCTATTATTAGCATCTAACATATTTAATTTGTTATCTAATCTCGTTACAAATACTGTGACTAGACTTGGGTCTATCTCCTGCAGAACGCTAAGAACGGCTTCCTTCAGAACTCTTGCCTGCTCGTTAACTACATTGATATTGACATTATGATCAATTCTCTTATCAGCAACACCCTCAATATACTTTTTCCAATCTTGCATCAAAGTCTTCATTGTATTTATATATTCGATAAAAACTTTGTCATCTCTAATGGTAGTTGTTGCACCGCTTTCCAGAAGATTATAATAATACTCTATCCTTGATCCGATCAGCTTATCCATCTCCAGAAGTCTTCGAGAAACGTCAAGCTCTGCTCCGGCTATTTCATCTATTTTTCTTTGATAGGCAGAAGATGAGTTTATAACCATCTTAGTCTCTGCCTCTAAAGCTTTTTTATCTATCTCTGTTCT